ATTAAACGCCGCGTGCGCCGGGGAACGCCACCCGGGGGGGGGCTATTGATACTGGAGCGGAACCGCGATATTGTTCCGCCTTGCCGTTCTGCGCAGCAGTTCGATTCCCTCGCGGGAAAGCCTGTCATTTGTCCTGTCGTGCAACCTGTGATGCTGCTCAATCGTCACGCTGATAAGGTTCCACGGCTCATACTGATACTCCGGAAACTCTTCGCGCGGGAAAATATGATGCACCACCTGTGCCTGAACCATACGCCCGAAGCGCTTGGAGATTTGGCACATATACCCGTCGCGCCGCATGATGCTCCGCCGAAGCGCCCGCCAGCGCGTCGACGTGTAAAAGGGATCAGCGTTCATAGATTTTCACCATCCGCTACATATTCCGCCCGGATAACGGCCCAATCTAACCGCTTTTCATTCGCCACAAGGTTATTCACCCCTCTTGATACAAAAGCCGCGCCTGGAGCTTTTTCAGGCGTTTGCCATAGTCCTTGCGCAGCTTTTCACTTTGCGTTTTGTTGATTGCGGCCTTTAGGCGTTTGCACTCGGCGGCAGTTCCCTCTCTTGTCACATCATCCATTTGTTCCAAGATTTCGCACTATTTCTTTTTCTCTGTCGCTCAGTTTCCACTTTGTGGCTGCCGCCCGTTCTGCTGCCGCCCGTTCTGCTGCCGCCCGTTCTGCTGCCGCCCGTTCTGCTGCCGCCCGTTCGGAAAGCAGGAGAGCATTCCCATAAATGCCCTTGCCGCTCTCTTTCATCGCATCAAGTTGCCGAATAAACAGGCTCTCGCTTCTTTTGATTTCCATAGCCTGACCATACTTTGCAAGCCAGCCAAGTTTCGCCGCCGTCAGAACTTCGTCCGGGAATTCGTATTTTGGAAGCTGAACGTGCATAGCCTTTTCGTTTTCGTCGTTCGCCTTGTCAATCGCAGCGAACAGACTTGGAGAACTCTTTGCAATGATCGTCCCATCGCCAAGATTCGTCACAAAAGACGTAACCACGTTTGCGCCGTTCTCATATGTAACTCCGGCATATGTGCAGATCGCGCACACGTTTTCCCTTGTAACATATCCAAGAGTGGAAAGCCCGGGAGTAAAGAGGAAGAACTTTATACCCCCTGCCGTATAGAAATCAATTATTTCGGCGAGAATTGAAAATGGCGGGTTGTCCACAACGACGCACCCGCTCTTGTATTTTTCCTTTTTATAGTCACCGCCCGGATAAAAAGGGCGCACAAAACGTTCACGCTTTACGCCATACTCTGACACGACCCAATCCGCAACCGCGTCGTACACATTGCTCGGAGTATAACAGTCATCAGTTGTTTTTTTCGCCTCGAACTTTTCCAAAAACTCGTTGTACTCGTCGTTCCCTTGTTCCCGTTTTCCTCCGTCTTTTTCCTCTCGGTCAAACCAATCGTGTGTTTCGGGCGCAAACTCGAAATCAAACCCGTCAAAGTCCAGCCCCTCAAGCTCCGCCTGCAGGATTTCCCAATCGTTCCCCGTTTCCGCGTTTGTCTGATTGTCCGCGATCCGCAATTCCCGGATATCCTCATCTGTCAGCGCGTCGGCGGTCTTGTCGATCCGATGAAACGGCATTTCACAGCCCAATTTCAGCGCCGCCAGCCGCCGCCCGTGCCCGATCACGCACACATTGTCCGCCGTGATAACAACGTCCTGCTGCCAGCCAAAGCGCCGGATGCTGTTTGCAATGTTTTCAATCTGCTTGTCCGTGTGGATTTTCGCGTTGCGCTCGTAGGGCTTGACCTCCGCCGGGTCGATCCAGTTCTGATACTTGCTTTTGTCGAATTCCCTTCCCTGCTGTTTCTTCACGTTCTTTCCCCTTCCCAAAAAAATAAAAAATTGACGGCCCCGCCACCGTCAATGCTCCCTCTTGCGCCGCGGGTGAAAAATGAGAAAAGCCCCGCCGCGTGATACTTCCGATATTACGTCCCCGCGCCGGGGGACAGGACGACGCCGCGCGGGGAGGAACAAAACCGCGTGAGCTGTCATAAACGGTCGCCCTTTTATCCGCCCGAGCGCTGAAATGTCTTTCTTTTCGCCCCGCCCCGCTCCGCCCCGCCGTCTGGCCGTCCATCTTTACGGAACGGGGCGCGGGGAAACGCGCCCACGGCGGGGAAAGAAGAACAGGGGTGCAGAGAGCGATAGAGAAAAGCGGCGGGAAATGCGCTCTCGCGCTTCCCCGTCCGCTCTCGCTCCATCATAGCTATTAAAGCACTTGACAAACGTGCACAGTCCCAAATTCTACGGAAATTCCGTTAAATTTTGCTTTACTCTTCCAAAAGGAATAGATTTTCCTGCGCCGTGTGCTTTGCGAAACGCTCTTCCTCCTTGTCAAAGTATTCTTTGTCGATCTCATATCCCACAAAGTCAAGCCCGGCGTCATACGCCGCAATCCGGCTTGAACCGCTGCCCAGGTGTGTATCAAGGATTTTGTCGCCTGGTTTTGCGTAGTGCCTAAAAATCCATCGGTACAGAGCAACGGGCTTTTGCGTTGGGTGAAAGCGGGTGCTGTCTTGCGGCATGGCTTCAAAGACTTTCGCGTTGCTGTTAAAGCTTGTCCAAGCATACTCCGCCATAGCCATTGTGAAGTTTTCGGATATCGTCAGTTTGCGCCATACAAGGAAACAGCGTGTGGGCGGCAATTTGAAATAATTACCCCCCCATATGATTTGATTTTTGGACACGCGGAACAGCTCTGAAAAGTAATCCTCCCCCGGCGCAATGTCCCAACTGATTTTGCCGTTTCTCTTGTATTTCTCGAACAGGCTATCTTTGCTTCTGAATCTATTGTAATCTTCCGGTTCTTGATGATATTTTTGAAACCATCCCTTGCAGCCGCCCCCTTCCGTAAAACCCCCGCCATACGGCGGGTCAACCACGGCAAGGTCAAAATACTTGTCGGGGAAGTCTTTCATAGCCTCTACGCAATCCCGGTTGTAAGCTTTGCTGGTCATATCATCCCCCGTTCCTCCGCTATGCTGTAAAAAAACAAATCCCTGTGGCGGTAAAAGTCTGACCGCGACAGGCCGACAATATACAGCCGCTCGAACGGGTATTTTCGCCCGCTCATGCAGTTTAACAAGATGCCCTCACGCAGCTCATCGGCAAGCGCCTCCGGCAGCCCCTCGCCGATCTTTGCCCGCGCGTGCTCAACCGCTCGCATATTGAGATACGCCGGTGTATGCTCCAGCGCTTCAAGGCGCAGGGCGATGTTTTCCGCCGTCCGCCCGGGATTGTGCGCGGCGGGCATGATTGCGGCGCGTTCCTCGCCGTTTTCCGTGTAGCGCTCCGCGTGATCGCCCGGCCCGGCGTCCAGGATTTCCCGGCGCGCCCGCAGATACTCCCGCCGCGTCCGCTCATACCCGCGCACGATCCACACGCATTGCTGCTTCACGTCCCACGGGAGTTTGACGCGCCCGCTCATGCCAGCGCCGCCTTCCGTTCCGCCGTTTCCCGCTTGATCCGCTCCCGGTTGAGATCCGCGCGCAGACAGCCGCATGACCGGGAATCGCCGCTTCTCAGGCTCCGACCGTTCAACACCCGCTCCGTCCCGCAATCGCAGCGGCAGAGATAGAACCGCGCCGTTGCCTCGCTGTATTCCGGCTTTTCCGCCGGGGCAAGAACCGTCCAGCGCCCGAAGCGCTGCCCTACCATGTCAACAACCGCCTTGCTCATTTTCCGCCCACCTTTCCAGCTCAAGCACCCCGGCAAGCCGGGCAAGCTTCTTTTCCCTCTCCTGCTGCACCTTTTCCTCGATGTCAAAGATGAATTGCATCTGTTCAAGCAAAATTGACACGTCCGCGATTTCCGTTGCCAGCCCGTCAGGATTTGGCCGCCCGTCCCACATGTGGCAGATTTCAACCTGCAGCTCCGCCATTTCCTCCAAGAGCTTTTCCGCCTGCTTTTTCGGCCCAAACCGCGCAAGCGCGGCAGTGTAAAGCACCCATTCTTTTTCTGTCATTTTTCCTTTTCCTCTTTAAGTTTCTTTGATACGATACCCCTTGAGATACAGCATCAACTTTCGTTTGATGATGTAATCCGGCGTTCTCACGCCCTTGGTGTCCTCGACGATCTTTTCCCCGGTCATGCGGTCGAAATACACGAAATCCGCGACATATTTCACGGGGCGCTCTATCGTCTTTCCCGGTATCACGCCCCCACGCGGCCCGCTCCTGTCCGGCTCCCGCTGGGCCGGGATCAACTCAAAGACAACTTGCCTTTGCAGCCCCGAGATTTTCCCGGCCCGCTGCATCAAAAGCAATTCCTGATAGCGCCGCGCCTCTTTTTTGCTGTCAAATCCGCCGACGCGCCGGGCATGGTATTTATTTCCGCTCATCCCACGCCCTTTCCCGTGACCGGCGCGCCGTTGCCTCCGCACGATAGCAACCGCAACTGATTGTCCGCCCGCCGCGCAAATTGTGACCGATCACAACGGCCTCCTGTCCGCAATCACAGCGGCACAACCAAAGCGGTTCATTCACCCACGCTCTTCCGGGCGGGTGATACGTCCCCGCGCGCTTTATTACGGTCAGCCGCCCGAAGCGCCGCCCGGTTAAGTCAATCAGCGCGCCCATCTCGCCCCGCCTCCTGTCTCAGCCATTGAAGCCATGTCTTTCCGTTAAGCCAAAACTGATACATCCTGCTCGGCGCGATCGTCTCGATCCATGCCGCCAGTTCCTCGTCGCTCATAGCACGTAGCTGATCGCCGTGGGTGATGGGCTTCGGCTCGGGCTTGTATCGCTTGTATACGCTGCAATCATCAGTACACTCTGCTCTGGCGCAAGCGCACCCCGCACCGTAAGGATTGATAAAGGTCGCCATCACTCGCCCTCCTTGACCTCCGCCGTGTGCGGCTTGCGCTGGATGATTTTCCGCCGCAGCCCGTCCTCGCACAGCGTGAGCGGGATCTTTTCCCGCCGCGCGGCCTCTTTCTCGTTCCAGCCACAGCGAGAGCACTCCCGTATGTCATCGCAGCTCCCTTTCAGGCAGCCACTAACCTTTTCCGCCATCATGTCTCACTCTCCTCTGCCTTTTTTCCGTCAAAGAACAAATTCATGATGACGATAAAAGTGTTGCGCTCATCTGCCATTTTGCGATTGCCGTTCCGATCTTTCCATGATTTTGAGCACTCAGGGCAATACAACGCTGATCCGCAGCTTCCCCAACCGCTATGAATTAAATCTACTGTGTCTGCAATCCTTTTGTTTGATAGCTTTTGATGATTCCCGCAGCAAGAACACATTACATCAATAAACATTCCTCGCCGTTCCCTTCTTTCTCTTTTTCAAGCATCCACGCTTCAAACGATGACGCTTCCTGCAGTAAATGCTCTTGATATTCCTCGTCAGTTTTCACAATGAAATGCCTGTCGATATAGCATCCGACTATTGACCCGTCCTTGTCCTCATACTGAAAAGGGCTGTCCCATCCGTCACCAAACAGGGCGCAAGCTTCGCCTCTGTCTGATTCATTGTTCCAGCTTGTGAATAGCGGGCAACCAGCGCACTTCATGTCTCGCCCTCCTCCACGTCCACGCAGTGAGCCCAGAACCAGTGCACGACCTTGAGCAGCGTGTCTTTCCGGACGGCGTTGATCGTCGCCATGCCGAGGATCTTCTCGATGGCGGCGAGCTTGTCGTCCATGCCGATCGCGCGGCCGCCGATCGACTCCTCGTCGATGTGGTCACAAATCAAAATTGCTTCGACGTAACTCATCAGCTTTCCTCCTTCGGCGGCTCTGGCAGCGGCATCCAATAGGTCGGTGTGCCTGGGTAATCTATGCTTCTTACCCGCCATCGTCCATCTTCGTACATGAAGCCTGTAGACATTAAATAGCCGGGATTGTAAACAAGGACAAGCTCATGTGCGCTCGGCAGTCTCTCGCTCACGGGAATCCAGCGGGGCTTGCCAAAATCTTTAATCTGCTCAAGCAAATTCGTAACCGTGCCGTTAAGTGCAGCTTTATCGGCTTGCAGTTCCTCAATGGCATCGGCGGCTCTATTCATTAGTCCACACACGCAAACACTTGCGATTCCGCTCGGTACGCTTTCGTCCGCTATAATCACATCATAGGCACATTCTTCGCAGACTTCTTGTGTATCATCCTCTTTAGCATCACAATGATGCTGCCGCAGTTCCGCAATCAGTTCGTCATACATCAGCTTTCCTCCCTCATATCCGCACCGCAATTGGGACAGAAGTGCCATGTATAATCAAATCGGCCTTGGCAAACAGAACAATGATACCTAATGCCCTTTATCGGTTCATCTACCCACTGCCCACGCACCACAGGCCGCACGTCGGCGGCGGGGAAATTCTCGACATCATCCAGAACATCACCGATACCACAGGCGCGGCATGGGGCATCACCGATTTCATACACGAATCGCATTTTACCGTTCTTCATGCCTTTGCGTCTGGCACAATTCTCACAGTACAAGTTCCGCTGTTCTGCAAGAAATGCCTCGCTGTCGATATAATTAGCCATATTCATTCCCCCTCTGATTCAAGTTTGGCAAGTTCGGCTTTTAACTCTGCAATTCTCTGCTTCTTCGTCATCTGCGGATCAGCCAACTCGTCCATGCTAACACCAAGCCAGCCAGCCAGAGCATAACCGGCATCTATTCCCATGGACTTTTTCCCCTTTATTCTGGACAAGTACCCAGCCGAAATCCCGACAGCGGCTTCCATCTCGCCGACCTCTTTACCCTGTTGCTTGCACAGATATCTTGCGTTTATTGCTATACGTTCAGATATCGTCATTTTTAATTTTCCCCCCGATCCTCCGGGTCTTCTGCGAATTCTTCCGCCGGTTCCCAGTATGCCTCCTGTTCCCGGTTGAGCACATAAAGCACCAGCGCCATCCCGGACACGCCCGCGCACAGCCCTGCGCAGAAAATCAAAAAAATCGCAAAAAACGTTACAGTGTACATTCTCTTTTCCCCCTTTTTAATTCGCCAACCAATAGCGCTTGAAATGCGTGATTTCTCCAAAACGGTTTTTCCCCTCTATCCACTCCGCTTTGATCTCCACGCCCTCTTTTTTCAGCTGCAGGATGATCGCCGAGAGCCTGGACACGCCGCAGACCGTCCGCGCGTCACCGTCCGTAATCGGCCCGCGCTCCCGCATAAAAGCATAGACACGTTTCCCCTGTGGTGTCACTGTCCGAACCTCCAATACTTCGTTCCGCTGCCCGCCGTCCATTGATCGCGCAGACATATATCGTCCGGGGCCCAGGACATGAACACAAATGTATTCGCCACCGGCCTGTGCCCGTCCCCGTGCCAGGCTTCGAGCTGCTCACGCGCGATCTGATACAGACTTTCCAAAACCGGGTTCCCGGCGCTGTACCCCATCCACTGCTTCGGCGTGTCGATCACCGCCGCCAGCGTGTTCGGGAAGGCCGGATTGTCGACCCTATTAAACGCGCACCAACACAGCGTTTTCAGATCGTCCGTCGAATTGTCGCGCACGCCGTACAGCACCCGCGCGAGCATCTCAGCCTCCGCGTTGAGCTGCAATGTGTACGGATCTGATTCAAGCGCCGCCTGTGCCGCTGCTTTTTGCCGCGCCTCGTAAGTGTCCGCCCACGCGCTGAAAATCCGCATATCCTTGTTGTGTTGCCAGCGGCACAGAATCACGCTGTACGCCGCCAAGACACAGGCGGCAAGGATAACCGCCAGCCCGGATTTGACAATCCTATACAGCCCCGCGCGGACTCTCAGCCGCTCAAAAGCGCAGCGCGCGGCGGCGCTCAGTCCCAAAAACACGCCCTGCAGCGCGTCAAGCTTGATTTTTACGCTCATTTTTGCTAAAATCCCCCTGTTCTTTCCGCCCGGCGTTTTCCCCCGCCGCGCGGTATTGATCCCCACCGCCCGGATGCCTTGCCCGCTTCCGGGCGGCCCTTTTTATTTCCGTCTGTGCCGGTGATACCGTTTCCGCGTCCGCGCAGCGCCCTCGGACAAAAGCGCGTCAGCGCCCGCATACTTGGCCGCCATCGCCTTGCGGATTTCCGCCGTGCGCTTTTCGCTCCATGCCTTATAGAGATCGCAGTCGGCGTGGCACCCGGCCCGGCGCTGCTCGCAGTCTTTACAGGGCGCTACGCTTTGCATTTTGCCGCGCCCCCTTCCCGGTCTTGCTGATCTCCGCCGCGCGCGTTTCCGTCCGCTTGCCGCAAATCTCGCAGACGTCAAGCGCTCCGGCCTCTCCCGGTTCCGGCGTGACCGTGTAACCGACGGCCCGCAGGTCTTCAGCGCAGCCCCGGCAAAGCCGTAATACTTGCCGCAAGTCTCAGCCCCTCTTTCCGCTTCCAATGTCCGCAAAAGCTCCTCCCGTCGCTTGACCCATTCGCCCTCCGGCAGCGGGGTATATTCCCGCCTGTTCTGTACCGGCGGCGCTTTTGGCTCCGGCGGAACGTATTTCAGCGGCTCCAGCACCGGAGGCAGCAGCGCCGTTTTTTTGCCCTCCTGCAAGGCGGTTTTTGCCCCGCCGCCGAGCTTCATGCTGTCGGCGATCCCGCCGATCAGATCCCGCATTTCCGGTGGGAGCGCCGCCCGCGCCTTTTCCCGCGCCTTCTGCGCCTTGAAATTTCGAATAAAATTGCTGGCAACGACGCTCTCCACCGTGTCCGCGTCCATAGCAGCCCATGCTTTTAATTGCTCCGGCGCTCCGACAGCCGCCTGCACCTCTGGAGGGAGCTTTTCAAACTCCTGCTTGTAACCGTACAGGCCGTTTCTGCAAGCTGCCGAAACAAGCGCCCAGGCGCTTTGCTCCGGCAGCTCCTCTCCCGCCGTCAGGCTGGTCATAATCTCCCGGACCTGCCCGATGGACGGTGCGAAGCGCTCCGGCGTCCGCATGTAAGTGCGGATCGCGGCAAAGACGATGTTATACTCATCGTTTGCGAATTCCTTTGCCCACAGCTCCATCTTCAGCGTCATCCCGCGTTCATCGAGCTGTGAAAAGCTGCCCGGATATTCGCATTGCAGCAGCGTTAAAACCTGCATAACCTGCTCCATCGTCATCCCTGCCGCCCCCTTTCCATCCGATCTCGGTACACGTCCGCAAAAGTCCTTTTTTGCCCGCTCCCGCCGTTTTGCCGCTTGCCCCAGCCTTCCCGGGAGCAGCGCTGAATGACGAGATTCCAGTCTCTCCACTTATTTTTGTTCCCGGTGCTTTGTGCCGCCTGGTCGATGTACTCAATGCAGCGCCCCAATTCTTCAGCCCCGAGCTTTTCAAGCAGCGCGTTATACTGTGCATCGGTCAGCAACACCCAGCCGAATTCCCCGTGTTTATGCATTGGCTCTTTTTTTGCCTTTTCCGGCGGCGCGAGCGGCGCGGCAGCGCTTATACTCTTTTCTTCTTCGTCTTCGTCTTTTTCTTTTTCTTCTTCTTTTTCTTCTTCTTGGCTTTTTTGGGTTTCTGAAAAAACCCCCCGGTTTTCTGAAAACCCCCCGGTTTTTTCCTTTTTCGGTCTCCCGCCCTTGCTGCCGTTTGTTTTCGCCGCCTCGCAGGTCGCTGAATAGGCTTGCTTGTCTCTGTCGATCATGCCCTTAAGTGTTGGCCATATAAACCGTTCGTTCCCGCCGAGTTCCGGCTCTTCGCCTGTCATGCTGTATTTCAGGCATGACCTGAAAAGACGCCCGCACTCCGCATCTCCGAAGGGTGTTAAGCTTTCCAAAAGGGAGTGATACGCGCAGAAATATTCTCTTGCCATCGTTCAGCCCTCTTTTTCATCGTGCCGGTGCATCAAAATGGGAGCGTTCCGTCGTCGTCGTCGAGCTCCTGGAAGGTGGTTCCCCCTTCATCCGCTGCCGCTGCTGCCGGGGGCGTAAGCCGCTCCTGATAGGTGGAGCTCTTTTTGACGATCTCGGCGATCCACTTCGGGAAATTCTCAACCAGCTCCAGCGGGTCAGTGTCGAGATCAAACACCGTCGGAGGCTCCGACAGCTTGCCCCCCTTCATTCCCTTCGGCAGCGCCATCACGCTTCCGATGTTGGCATACGTCTTGCCCTCGCGCGTGCTATGGGTGATGTTGATGAGGCAGCTTTTCCCTACGATGTTTCTCAGGTCAAAAGCGGCCAGCTCCTCCGGCGAGAAATCCCGCCCGCGCCATGCGGCCAGATCCGCGCGCAGGTTGCTCCGCTCATTGAGCGAGGCCGTGTAGCGCTTGCTGATCGTGCGCGGGTGCGGCCCGTCGTCAAGCTCAATGGTTTCCTCGGGGATTTCCCAGCCGATCAGGACTTTCCGCGAGCTGTTTTTATACTGCTCGCTGTACTGCAAGCCCAAATCAATGAGCATGCTGCAAACCGCCAGATGCGTTCCCTCCGCAATCGGCTCGATGCTCGATGCGCTGTTTCCGTTGACTGTTAAAGACATTTTTTCTTTTCCTCCTGTATTTAATTAAATTTAATGCTGAATGTTTCCGGCTTTTCGACCGCCGTCACGCCTTCGACCACTTCCCCGGTCTCGGCGATCACGACCGCCCCGCTTTCCGGGTCAGCGGTCAGCCGCTTTTTGATCTCGCCCCACATGGGCTTGACCGTCACGGCGAGCAAATCCTCGCGCCCGCTCTCCCGGAGCCAACCGGTTAGCGCATCACTGTCTACGCTAAAATCGACGCCCGCCTTTTTGCGGATCAACTTCCCGGAGAGAAGCTGATAGCTTTCTTGTGTCTTGCTTTCCTTGCACTTGACCGTCCGCATGTACCCGTCAAGCGCGTCCTTCAAAAAGGCGGTGTCGCGCTCCAGCGCCGCGTCGAATCTGGCCTTTTTTTCGTCCAGCGCCGCCCGCTCCTGCTCTACCAGAGCAATAAGCCGCTCGTGCTCGTCTTCCGCTTCCTTGATCCTCTTGAGCGCCCATTCCGCTTTGCCGTCATTGTCGATCACAAAGCGCACCGGCGCCCCGCTGTCCTGCGCTGCGTCCGGATCATTCTCCGGCTCCATGTCCGTCTGGCAGCTCGGCAGGCCGAGAAGATTGTCCGCAGACACGTTGCAGCGGCTTGCAATCTTTTGCAAAACCTTCGCATCAGGGATTCTTGCCCCGCTCTCATAGAGTCCAACCGTCGGCCTGGATAATCCAAGCTTGTCAGCAAATTGCGCCTGTGTCAGGTCTCCGCGCAACTCCCTGAATTTCTCCCGGAAAACCGGGAGCCTTGAAGCTTCCATTTTCATTTCTTTCCCCCTTTTTCAAAGACACACTTGCCGCGCCAGATCCGCCTTTGTGACCCGCGCCGTGGCGGGATTGAACCGGATTTTTTTTGCCGCCGTCTGGCGGGTAACTCCTAAAAACCGCGCCACCTGCGCCTGATTGAGCATACCTTGTTCCGGGAACATTTCATTGAGAGCGGCCAGTGTGTCCCTGTAACCGGCCTTTTCCCGGCTCATGCCCCGGCCCTCTTTTCCTCCTGCGCGGCGGGGGCCGGATTCGCAGCCGCGCCGCCAGCGCCGAGGGCGTCAAGCGCGATCCGCGCGCCGTCCAGCCGGTCGATGAACTTTTCCTTGATCGGGTCAGGCAGCGCCGCGATCTTTTCAAGCATTGCCTTTTCCTTTTCCGACATAGCTTTTCTCCTTTCCTGTTTTTTATTTGGGAGAGCGGCGGGCGGCCTTGCCTGCGTCATGCGCCTTCCGGTATCCATTCCCGCTCTTACCTTGCCTTCTTGCTTCGGCTTCCGCCTACTCCGTCTGCCTTGGCTCTCCCTCCGGGCCATGCCCTAACCCAGACCCCCGCGCACCTGCGCGGGACGCTCCCGGCTTAACTGGCTTTTTATCCTCGCCGGGACGAGTTTTGAAATTCACACGCTCACCGTCTCCGCGCTGTCATCCTGAAACAGCGGCGGCAGCTTTTTCTTTTTTTTCTCTTCCTTCTCCGCCGCCATCCGCGCGGCCTTGTATTCGTTGTATTGCTGTCTGTACAGGTAACTCTTTCCGAACACATTCCAGGCCGCTTTTACAAGCGTCGGTTCATAGGGCCGAATCTTTTCCAAATCCTCGACGGCCTTGTAGCTGATCGGGCAGCCGCAGCAGCCCGTTCGCGTCAGGCCGTAAACCTCATACGCGTCAGAGTACCGGATTTTGTAGTGCTCTTTCTTGCCCTCGTGACCTCCGGGGCGGGCTATTAAATTCAAGCCGCGTCGTGATAAATTACAACGTAGCCCTCGCCGCTGGCCACCAGCCCGGCGCGCTCGTAAGAGCGGAACGCCTCGACCGCCTGGGCGAAACTGACAGCGCCAAACGCGCCGCTGTTCATCACCCGCCGGATGATGTCGCGCCGGTTGCTCGCGCCGAAGGTGCTGACACGCGCGATCTCGGTCAGGCCGGTGTTGCTATCGTAAAAAGCTTTCATTTCTCTTTCCCCCTGTGTTTTGCCTTGTTGACCTTGTGATACTAATATATCACACTGTTATTGCGCTGTCAATAGGAAATTCCACTTTTTTGTTGACACTGTTATATTTTTATGATATTTTATCTTCAGGGGGTGATTGCACGAAAAGCAGAATAAAAGCAATCAGAAAAGACGCGGGCCTGACGCAAGCCGCGTTCGGGGAAAGAATCGGAATTACTCAAAACTATGTGGCCTTGATCGAGGGAGGTTCCCGCGAACCGTCCGACCGCACAATCCGGGACATTTGCCGGGAATTTCATGTCTCCGAGGCGTGGCTCCGCACCGGGGCCGGGGAGATGTACGCGGACAAGACGCGGGAAGAACTGATAACCGAGGAAGTGACCCGCATGATGGCCACGGCCCCGGACAGCTTCAAGGCGGCCCTGATCGCCGCGCTGCTGCGCTTCGATCCTGACGGCCCGGAGTGGACAATCTTGGAGGACGTTTATAACAGCGTCGCCGCCGAGCTTGCCGCGAATCCGCCGAAGGAATGACCCGCGCAAAAAGAAAACGGGGACTGGCCCGCCAAGGTCAGCCCCCGTTTTCTCTATTTGCCCGTTTTTTTGCCCTCTGTGCCGTTTTTGCCTCTCCACCCGGGTCACTGTACCCCCAGCCGCGCAAATACACCAGCGTCAAATATAACACCCGCTCCGGGGCCTCCTGCATCTGCTGGTTGATCGCCGCAATTAAAATCTCCCTGTCTGTCATTCTCTGTCTTTCCCCCTTGACAATTTTAACATTTTTTAACTATAATCATTGTATATCAAGCACTGTCCAAAAAAGTGGACAGTCGATCCTAAAAAGATAAATTTCGGGAAAGATTTATCTTTTTGAGCGAAAAACAGGGGAAAGAAGAAAAATGAAAAAGATCGACTATGCGAGCCTATACACCCGCCGCAAGGATGGGCTGTATATGGGCTATTACCGTGAGCTTGACCGAGACGGCAAGCCGACCGGCCCGCGCCATGCAGTTTACGACCGCGATCCGGCGCGCCTATATGAAAAGATACAGGAAAAAGAGACGCCGCGCCGCGTGACCTTTTCCGACGTTCTGGAAGCGTGGGAGCGCCAGCACCGGGAGGAAATCAGCGACAGAACATGGAAGAATTACGCCCATCACGTCGCCGAGCTGCGCGCCGAATACGGCTCCCGCCCCGTCGAGGATTTGACCGCCTTCGACGTGCAGCAGGATTTGCTCACGCAGAAAGCGCGCGGCCTCTCCTATACCGTCGTCAATTCCCGCCGCTGCATCTGGCGCATGGCGCTTGACCACGCCGTAGCCGATCCCGATATCCGTCTCCCGTACAATCCCGCCCTCAGCGTTAAAAACCCGAAGGGCCTCCCGAAAGGCAAGCGCAGCGCGCCGGAGGATGACGTTATCGACGAAATCATTGCGGGCAAGGATGATCTGGATTTCGGCTTCATCCCGTTTTTCCTGCTCTGCACCGGCCTCCGCCGCTCCGAAGCGCTCCACCGCCCTCTGTCTGACATTGATCTGTCCGCCTGGGTGATCCGCATACCAGCCGCCAAGACCGAGGCAGGCGTCCGCACCGTGCCGATCATAGACCCGCTCCGCGCCCCTCTGCAGGCGTGGATCGCCGCGCATCCCGGCAAGTGGCTTTTCCCGCATCGTGACTATCACGCCGGGCGAAAAGCCGTTGACGGCTACATGACCGACTCAAATTGGGAAACGGCGTGGGCCTCTTTCTGCGCCGCCCACGGCTGGACGGATGAGGCCGGAAAACCGACCATCGGCGCGCACCATCTACGCCACGGAACCGCCACACTGCTTTTTGAGGCCGGGGTTGATGTCTACACCATGAAAGACGTTCTCGGCCACGCGGATATCACCACGACGCTCAAAATCTACACCGACTTGCGCAAAAAATACGCCGCCAAGAACGTGAGGAAATTCTCCCGCTCCATGACCAAAAAAACGACGCCGAAAACAAAAAAGGCCGGGGCATAACCGCCCCGGCCTTACAACATTTTTACAACAAATAATACAACATGATTTAACTTTTTCATACTTTTTAAGTGCCAAGCCCAAAACGCCGCAACCAATAAATCAGGCTTAAAACCGCCGAAAAAGTGCAATAAATAGTTAAAAACCTCTCATTTCTGAGAGGTTTTTAACTTGGTGGGGGAAGGTGGATTCGAACCACCGAAGGCATTGCCAGCAGATTTACAGTCTGTTTTTTTGCCAGTGTTTACGCGGTTTTTCTCGATTTCTACAACACTGAATACAACTTAACTCCCGCTCACAAGCTTGTCAATGTACTCGCTGGCGCTGATCCCCAGCTCTCCGGCGCGGCGCTTGATCGTCTCGACGGTGGAGGCGGCCAGGCTGTAGCAGACCTGGACGCGGCTGCCGTCCTCCGTGACCTCGCCGAAAATCGCCTCGAACTCATCGCCGTCGAGGTGTTCCTCGGCCCAGGCCTTGGCCTCGGCAAAGGTGAGCGGCATGATCCGCTCGCCGCTGCCCCACATGTTTCCGACGCGCTCGGCGAAATTTGTCCGCGGGCCTCCCTCGCCGTGGAGGAAATACTCACCGGTTTTCTTGCGGTAAAGAGATTCCTCTCTCCAGTTGAAATCATTGTACCCGAGGCTATTGCTCCAATAGCCAACCTTCTGCGCGGTCTCTGTGTCGTAGACCTTGCCATTGATGATCTTTTTCATTTCGTCCCCTCCGTGTTTTTCTCCGCGAGGTCGAGCGCCTCGTGGTCAAATCGCGTCCAGTACGTCGCATCAAGCGGCAGCTCGTGGAACATGATGCAAAACGGCTCGCCGAGCTGCTCATAATGCACACCAGACTCCGTCACCCAGTAGGAGCGGCGGCCGATCTTAAACTCCGTCTCCCCGGCCGCGATCCGGCGGGCGATCGCGTCAAGTGTGCGTTGTGTGTAGAGCTTCCGGGCCTGCTCCCGGTGCATCATTACGATTTCAGACTTTTTCATTGTTTGTTCCTCCTTGGTTTTGTTTGTCATTGCTTCAGGCTGCTGTGATCTCGTCGAGGATCGCTTGGATGTTCGCGCGGATCTCGCTGTGCTCGGTGTGGATGCTGCCATCGGCCACGTCGATGTAATTTTTCGAGTCCTTGATCGCGCGGGCGCGGCAGTTGCTGATGCTCTCGCCGTTGAGCTCTGCGCTGCGGATGTTGCCGGTCTTGTAGTATTCGCAGCTGAGGCCGATCCGGGTGCTGTTGATGTAGAGGCGATCCATGTTGCCCTTCTGCCAGCGGGAGAAGCCCTTGCTTTCCAGCGCGGAGATCTGCGTATCGGTGAGTTTCATTTTTGTTTCCTCCTGTTTATTTATCTCTTGTTTCCTTGTGAGTCTATAATATCACAGAGTTTATATAATGTCAATAAAAACTTTGAGAAAATGCGAAGAAATTCGCAAAAAAAATAAAGCCCTCCGGGTGCTCCGGAGGGCTTGTCTGTTGTCACTCTGTTTTGTCCGTCTCGTCCGTGTCGGGCGGTTCTGTGCCGCCGTGATCCTTGTCGATCCGGTCTCTGTACTGTTTCAAGCCGTTTTTAATCCATCTCGGAACGGGCGCGCCCATTTTCTCCGCGTTCTCGGCGATGCTGCCGAGCTCGGTGATTATATACCACAGCAGCACAATGGGCGTGATGAGCGTCGGGAGCTCAAAGCCCAAATCCAGACCGCTCGAAACGACGATTTTTAACGCGATGTCGCAGAGCGCGGCGACCAGGACGGCGAAGATCTCGCCGAGCTTATGCCACACGCCTTCGCGGGCGATGGAGCTTGACCACTCCCCGGCCTTGCGGGCCGCCGCCGTGCCGGACAGATAATCCAGCAGGAAGCAGAAGATCCAGACCAAGACGGCCCAGCCGAGCCAGCCCCAGAGGGCGGTGAAAAACGCGAGCACGGCGGCGATCGCCGCCTTGATTTCTGTAGCTTTTTCGGGTGCAGGCATCATAATGACCTCCTCAAATTGTGTTGATCTTAAACCCCGAGCAGCTTGGCCCAGGTTTTGGCGTCGACCTCGCCGGTCTCGGGGAGCCCGGCCCCGCGCTGGAAGTTGCGCACGGCGACGCGCGTGTTATAGCCGAAATCCCCGTCCGCGCCGTCCGGCCCGCAGGAATAGCCGAGGGCGATCAGGATGCCCTGCGCCACGACGACCGAGCGCCCGCAGCAGCCGTAGCTCAGCACCGGCAGCGCCGCGCAGAGGGCGGAGCCGTCCTGCTTGGCGTGAGTTTCCGGGCCGCCGGGGGCGTCGGCCCCTACGGGATCCTCGGAGGATTGTGCAGAGTCCGGGGACTGAGCAAGTTCCTCCCGTACGGAGGCGGCCGCCGCGTAGTCCGGGACGGCGAAGCCGCGGATGAATTGCCCGTTGCGGGGTACGGTGCGATACGAGACGTTCTGCGCCGAGCCCTTGTTGCCCTCGATCACGGTGATGTTCCGGGCGTCGGTGTCGACGACGATCCCGACGTGGTCGGAGCTGCCGACGTTGTCGCCGACGCCGGAGTCCTGCCAGTCGTAAAAGATCAGGTCGCCCGGCTCCGGGAGATAGCTGTCATCCTCGACCCAGCGGCCCCGGGCGCGGTACGCCTCGATCATGCCGTCACAGTTGACGCCGGGCAGGATCGCGGCCGAAAGACCCGCAGCCACGCCGACGGCCGAGACAAAGGCCGCGCACCAGGGATCCGTGTAGGTCATCACGTAGCCGCCCGCCGGGCGGTTGCGGTTGTAAAGGTCGATGATCTCCCGATGGCTGCCGTCAGACTGCCGACGTCCGAGCCAGGCGCGCGCCTGCGCGCAGACGGCGGTTCTCGCCTCGATTTCGGTCATTTTTCACCTTCTCTCTCAAAAATGGCGGCGGTCAGCGCCTACATCAAAACACCGCGTGGAACGCAGTCCTTCGACGCTGAGCGCCGCCCCGATCTTGACTTAAAGTGTCCTTTAATCAATTGGCTTCTGCCGTCTGCTCGACCGGGACGAGGATGATGTTACCCTCTGCGTCCTTTTCGACCGTGTGCGTCACAGCACCACCCGCGCCGTCAAGCACCACCCAGCCGTTGATTTTGCCGGGGGCAAGGGTAGTCGATGCCCTGCCACCATCGTAACGGCAGTAGCGGTAGTGACCTTCCTTTATCACATCGTAGAGGACGGTTTCGCCCTTTGCGGTGATATGCCCGGACGTCCAGACCACCACGCCAGCGGCCTCCAGCCGTGCGACTCTCTGCTCAAGGTCAGCAAGGACGGCGACAACATCAATTTCCTTACTGTCGTCAGCATTGTCTGCGGCAAGCTGGAGCAGTTCGACACGCTGTTCGTCCGTCAGATCGCCGCGCACATAGTGCCGCTCGATGGTGCGCTCCATCGCCTCCAGACGATAGCCGCCAGCGGCAATAAGGGATTTCAAAAATTCGTACATGCTTGTACCTCCTTACGATAAGGCCGCAACAGCGGCGGCAATTTTGGTGTCGATGTAATGCCTGAGATCGGCCGCGAATTCCACACTCACATCCCCCGCGTCTGCCCACAGATTGTTGAGCTGTCCCGCGATGGTGGAGACGGCAACGGGGTCAAGGTCGAAGACGAGTGGCGTGGCGAGACGGTAGGAAATCTGGACAGGCGTTCCTGCTGTGTACTGATTGACAATGTACGCCCTGAATGTGTCCAACGTTGCAAAATCTGCTACCGTTTTGTCAAGTCTGAACCATACGTTATTTGGTGAATTACCAGAAGCCACGCTGTTCGTTCCAGACTGAGCAAAATGACTACAAAGCACATTAGCCCCTGACCATGCAGGATGCGCATGTGTGTTCGCTACTGTATAATAAACATCAAAAGCAACCATGTACTCCTGCCCGGTCAGAGCATCTGTAATCCTATCCACCGTCAGCGTCCCCGCCGTCACATCCAGCGTTCCGCCGTAGACGGTTTGGCCTAACTGGATGGTCACGGTCGGGTCTGCGCTTGTGTCATGCGTTGGCTTGGTCCAGATGAAGACCGCATCCCAGCCGGAGATGGGGCATAGGTTGGAGTAGGGGGCAAATACGGTAGGATTCTGGTCGGAAATTGCGCATACCATCGGCTTGAAAAGTAAATTGGTAATAGTTGTACCGCTATAAACGACAATATCAACTTTGCAATCCATAGTCAAACTATTGTAAGCGAATTGCCTACCACTCCCCGTATCTATGTAATCCCCACCCATATAAAGTCGAAACTTCCACTTGGACGTATCTGCATTTGTGGGCGAGCCGCTCAAAATGTAGTAATCGCCATTTACGAGATTATTGCGGAGAGTCGTTGCGTTAATCGTGTAAACTATAAGATCATTTGCAGTTCCGTTAACTAATACTGTTCCATCTGAATTAACAGTAAAAGTAACACCGTTAATGGTTTGGGTAGTTTGAAGATTTTCAAGTAAGTTCTTCTCGCCACCCGCAGGCCACGGATGGTCATACCCGTGCAAATCCTGCACAGGCTCGATATCGACCGTCAAGCCCAGCAGATTCTCGACCGATGCGTCCGGGACGAACGACGTCACCGCGCCCTCTGCTGTGTCTCTCAGCAGTCCGGCTTTCTGGTCGAGGCCGGTGCGTGGATCGTACAAAGACGACTTTAAGTCACTAACTTCGTCCGCCAATTCGGTGTAGTCAGACGGAATCGATGCAATAACTTCCTCGCCCTTGTCCTCGATGGCTTGCACTTGAGCGGCCCCAGCAGCATCCACAGCGGCGATCTGAGTTGTCCCGGCGGTCTCGATGGCCGCGATCTGCTGAGCGCCCTTGCTCTCGATTCCGGCCACGGCTGCGGCAGCGGCAGCTGCGGAACCTGCGGCAGCTCCAGCGGCGCTCTGGGCGTCGGCCTTGGCCTGA